ACGAATCCGTCCCTCACGCCCAAAGGCAATGCTTGGCTTGAGGTACAGAAACCCCGCCATCAAAAACAGATAGACAGCAACCATCATTGTTCGGTAGTTTTTTCGTGTCACTGTTCCCATTATCAAATCGCAGCGAAAAACAATGGCTCGCCCCTACGTCCTTCCAAATCGCAAGGCATTTGCCGATGCAGTGGCTCGAATGTTTCTGAAATACACACCCGCCCCAACAACGCAGGAAGACAAGGATGTCGACCTGTGCCTGCAACGGGACTCGGGAACTCGGGAACTGTTGCCCCATCAAAAAATCGTTCGCGATTATCTGTCGGCCGAGACTCCTTACCGTGGACTCTTGCTGTATCACGGTCTGGGATCTGGAAAGACATGTTCGTCGATTGCAGTGGCGGAATCCTTGTTGACCACTCGCAAGATTGTTGTGATGCTGCCAGCCTCTCTCGAGGAGAACTACCGTGGGGAACTGCTGACGTGTGGTGCTCCACTCTACATGTACGATCAACACTGGAGGCAGCAGGCGTTGTCGGAGGACACACGGGCCGTCGCCAAGCGACTCGGATTGTCGGACAGCTTCCTCGATCGCACGGGGATGTTTTTTACGACCATCCCCGGAGAGGAACCCAATTTTAAGAAACTGCCCAAAACAGCCCAGGACACCATCTCCGCTCAGTTTGACGATATCCTCAAGCAGCGATTCACCTTCATTCGCTACAACGGGTTGTCGTCTGCGAACATCGACAAGTATGTCCCTCCGGATGGCTCGAATCCGTATTCGGGGAACGTCGTGATCATTGATGAGGTTCATAACTTCATCTCGCGAATCGTCAATTCGTCCGACATCGCACGCAAGCTCTACGACCTCCTCTACAACGCCGTTGACTGCAAAGTGGTCGCCCTCTCCGGCACACCCGTCATCAATCGGGCCAACGAAATCGCCTATCTCATGAATCTGGTTCGAGGACCCATTGATCGGATTGTGATTCCCATCAAGTCCATTCCCACGTGGGATGAGGAAAAGATGCGGAGTGTTCTGCGCCAGGTTCCCGACATCGACACGGTGGAGTTTCAAACCATCAAGAAGTATTTGATGATCACTCGCAATCCTCCTCATTTCCGAAGTGTGTACAACGAGAAAGGGGATCGCATTGCCGTGCAATACAAGAATGACCTGCAGTATATCCCCGGAGCTCCCGAATGGGTTGCGACATGGAAGTCCCAGTTTGAAACCGATGTAGGAGGCGCCGAATTGGCGGTCGAACGACTCACAGTGGAGAAGTTGGAATGCCTGCCCACCAACTACGATGAATTTGCAGGGATGTTCCTGGATGGCCTGCAGATCAAGAATCCCAATCTGTTCATGCGTCGCATTCAGGGATTGGTCTCCTACTTCAAAGGCGCCGATGATCGCATGCTTCCCAAGGTTGTGGACAACGACAAGATGCTTGAAATGGTCCCAATGTCGGCTGACCAATTCAACTTCTATCTCAAGGTGCGCTTTGCGGAGATTCAACAGAACAAACGTCGTGCGACGGTTGCGACAGAGGACAACGAAATGAAAACGTTTCGTGTGAATTCTCGATTGGCGTGCAACTACGCAATTCCGGAAGACCTTCGAGCAAGCGATGAGAATGTCGATGCCCAGAGCGAAGATGCAGTCCCAGAAAAGACCAAAATCTTGGAGGCACTTCGCAAGGATCCAAATCGGTATCTTTCCGAAACGGCATTGAAGACGTTCAGTCCCAAACTGCTGCGCATGCTGAAGAATGTGAAGGAAACCATGGGAACAGGCGAGGAATGGACCAACCAGTTCGTGTATTCACAGTATCGTGAATTGGAAGGTCTGGGCGTGTTTTCGGCCATTCTGGATGCGAATGGATGGCAGCCCTACAAGATTGTGAAGCAGGCCAATCAGTGGGTGGAAGATCCAACCATGGATTCCAAGAAACCCGCCTATGCGTTTTATGCAGGCGCCAAGGCAGGGGATGACGCAGAGAAGCGTGAGTATATGCGCCAGATTTTCAATGGGTCCTATTCTCGCGATTTCCCTGCGAGTCTCAAAGCGTCCGTGGAGGCGCGTGGCAAGAAACTTCTGTGTTTGGTCATGGCATCGTCAGCTGGTGCAGAAGGAATTACCCTGTTGAATGTCCGCCGTGTGCACATCATGGAACCCCATTGGAATCCTGCGCGTCACGACCAGGTCATTGGACGTGCCGTTCGCATTTGCTCACATGCGGGATTGCCGCAAGATCAGCGCACGGTTCGAGTGAGTTTCTATCTCAGCGTCTTCACGGAGGACCAAGCCAAATCGACAGAGGGATCCAACAACGTTGTGTTGGTTCGCCGAGCCGATATGGCCACCAAGCGATTTGCAGGGGATCCTGTGGAGGCGTTCTTGACCACAGACGAATACCTCTACAATATCTCGTACGAGAAGGACATCACAAACAAGCGTGTCTCCACGCTTCTCAAACAAGCAGCCGTCGACTGTGAAGTTCATCGGAAACTTCATAGTCGCGAAACTCCAGTGTTGACCTGTATGCGGTTCGACAGTACGGTTGCGGGAGAAGACCTGGCGTTCAAGCCCAGCATCAAGACAGATGACTTGGATGCATCCTATCTCCGAAATCGGACAACCAAACATCGTCGTCTGCAAAAGGTGTCGATCAAAGGCATGGTGTTTTTGTTGGATCCGGTGAGTCGGGAAGTGTTTGATGGTCCAGCGTTCGAAGACAATCAGCGTCTGTTGCGCGTCGGCGATTTGGTGACGCCAACGCAGCTTCGGTGGTTGCTTCCTTAGACGCTCAAGACATCCTCCAGCCACATATCACAGACCTTCGACCAGGTCTTGAAGGAATACGACGCCACATTCTTGCGGAGACTGTCCAGATTGTCGACAGCACTCTTCATGGCCTCGGTAACATCCGCCACCGCAAAGCTTGGGGCCCATCCTCCCAGGGGCATCGCAGCGGGCGAGTACACATCATCCTTGAGAGGAACGAATCGTGCGACATCTTGATTCAAGAATGTTCGAAAGCTCTCAAGGGCCGTCACAACCTGGGGGGCACCCGTATACATGTGCTCGAGCTGGCAGAGTCCGAATCCTTCGCCGTCGGATGTATTGATTCCAATGTCGGATGCATTGTAGAGCTGATTGATTCCGTCGTCTGGAATGATGTTGGGAGGCGCCGAGTCAACCACCACAAACCGAACCATCATATGATTGGGAAGTCCCAACTTTGAAGCCTCGCGAAGGAAAATGCGTGACACATCGTAATAGGCCCCGGATTGAGGACTTACATTCGTAACGAGAACGAGGTAATACGGGTTCTCAGGTGCCTGTGCGAGCAGACGAGCAAACCCTGCAATCGTCAGGTCCAGTCGCTTGCGTTGGCTGTTGCGATTGGCGTTGAGAAACACGATCGCATCCTCTGGAATTCCCAACGACTTCCGAACCCCATTGCGAACATCCGGGTGCAGACGATGAAAGATGGCAGAGTCCACTGCGTGCTCAAGGATACTCACGTCCTGAAACTGTCCATATCCAAGAAGCTTCTGCTTCCAGTACTCCGAAAAGCAATACACCTTGTCGGCATGGTCGCGGATCTTGTCCATGAGAGGCTGTGCAATTCCCTCGTACACCTGATCGATGTAGATCCACAGCTTGTACGGAGACGACGCACGGTCGTGTTTCATGGCCTCGATAAACTTGTAGACGATGAGTGGGTCATTGTAAATCATCACAACATCGGGATTGACCATGTCGATGTAGTCGTGAATCTTGTTGAACCCGAATCCTTCCTCCTTGGGATCCTCGTTGGCGGCTGCATCATACTGAATGACTCCCTCCGGAGCCTTGCGCATTCCAGGAGCATTGGGATGTCTCTGAAATCCAAAATGAAACACCTTAATCTTGGGAACCAGAGTCGTCAACTGCTTGAGAAGATTGTGGGCGACTTTGGAATACCCGGTGGTCTGGTCTGTATGCGTACTCACAAGCAGGAACCGCATTTGAATAGATTTGACGGCTCGCCTATAAATCCTTCTTGCCTAGACACAATGCAGGTGAATTCCGCGCAAGATTACTTGACTCGTCGCAAGCGGCAGATCCTTGCGAAGTCATTCTACAGCACGCCTCCTCCCCAGGAGCAGAAACACAACAATGTGTGGCTGAGCACGGTTGGAAACAACGCCACGACTCGGCAGCGGTTTGTGATTCCCACCGTCAGTGCGTGGGGAAGTGTTCCGGGAACTGCGTCATTTTCGAATTGGTGCACGGGATGCTCGACCGCAACCGGAGCTCCGGGCACCTTCCAGACGGTCAACACCAAGGATGTCCTCAATCGTCAGACGCTCCGGCCGATTGGTGTGCGTGCGACAACTGTTGTCTCGTAAGAGAGTATGGAGGATTCCATCTCGATGTGTTGTGTTGGTCTATTGCAACTCATCGGACTTTCAATTTTTTTACGCTTTCTCTATCTCGTGGAAGAAGAATCTTAAAGAATTCACATTGCTTAATACAAAGATGCCCGGAGGCTTAATGCAACTGGTGGGCGTGGGTGCTCAAAATGAATTGGTCAATGGAAATCCTTCCATGACTCATTTTCGGGCTGTCTATCGGCGTCATACGAACTTTGCGATGGAGTCCATTCGCATGACCTTTTCGAGCTCCAATCTGGAGTTCTCTGCAACCGGAACTCGCACGCTTTCGTGTCGAATTGACCGGTATTCCCAGCTTCTGCACGATACCTACCTGATTCTCACACTCCCCGACATCTGGTCGCCTCTGAAGAACACTGTGAGCGTTCCCTCGGGATACGGATCGTCTGCGCTGGCGTCCAATTCCATTGGATACGAATTCCAGTGGGTCCCCAACATCGGATACAATCTGATTGATCACATCGACATCACGTTCAATGGCCAGGTGATCCAGAGGCTTCGGGGTGAATGGTTGAAAATGTATTCGTACTTGACACATGACCAGAACAAGCGTCAGATTGTCGACCAGATGGTTGGAAATGTCCCCGAGCTGTATGATCCGGCCAATGCCTACGATCGTCATGGGCAGTATCCTCATGCAATCACTCCCTTGACGACTCCCACGACATCTCCAAATACCACGGTTCCAGAGCCGAGCATTCGGAGTCGTCAACTGGTGATTCCTCTGCATTTCTGGTTCTGTGAGAACCCGGGACTTGCGCTGCCGCTGGCAGCTCTTCAGAATACAGACGTCTACGTCAACGTGACGTTGCGAAACATCAACGATTTGTACACGGTCATCGACACGAATCCCATTCGCCCTACATTTGGTCAGCGCATCAAGCCCACCAACGATGACGATACTGCACTCAAGCTCTTCTTGTCTCCTCCGACCGCAGCGGGGGCTCCCAGCAACCCTGCGTTGACCACGTTTTTCCCCGATCCATACCTGGAGGGAAACTTCATCTACCTTACTGAGACGGAGTGGAACCAAATCGCAATCGCAGACACAGCTGTCCTCATTAAGACAGTTCGCTACGTCAACAAAGAGGGTCAATTTGGAGGCAATACGGATCTGGAAATTCCCATGTTCAATCTGGTGACGCGCATCGTGTTTGCATCCCAGCGATCGGACCGACTGCTTTTGAACGACTGGGACAACTACACGAACTGGACCACTCCCAGTCGTGCGCCTTGGACGGCCATTTCCACGAATGTTCCAACGGCACTGTATTCGTCCGGACAGGAACAGGTTTCATCGATCTACCCTCGGGATTCCGTCGTCGATGGCGTGCTGATGTTTGACGGCAAGGAGCGATTCCAGACCAAACCCATTCCCTACTTTTCGTTGCTTCAGATGTATCGCCACACAACGGGTCAGACCCCTGGACTTCCGGGTGTCTACATGTACTCGTTTGCACTCAACCATGACCAGTACCAGCCGTCGGGTGCTGCGAATGGAAGTGTATTCAACAAAGTTGTCCTACGTGTCACACTGCAGCAGCCGTTGCCCCAGAGCGTGGCTCCGACCACTCCAGGCGGAGGCAATATTGTCTGCGTCTTGAAGTCTTCCATCTTCACTCCCAATCCCGTTGTAATTCCAGCTGCCCAGGTGTCGTTGTATGACCCCTCTGAACTTCTTACAGTGGTGCAGACCAACGACAATGTGATCTTTACGTACACCTACAATGTGGGTGTGTACGTGGAGGCCACGAACTTCCTGCGCATCGTCTCTGGCCTCGGCAATCTCGTCTTTGCATCATAACAATGGCGATTCAGATCCGAAGCGCAACGTTTGGAGACGAACGAAGCAATACCGACATTACGGGCACCCTGGCCGAGCTTATCAAGTCCAAAGGATCCATTGACGTTCCCGTCAATTCAAGTTTGGTTCCTGTGCTCGGAAAAGGAGCCTCCGTCAAGCTCGACGACAGTGAAGTCAAGGACGCCCAGTCCAAAGCCGAACAGGCCTGTGGCGGGACATCGGATCAGATTTGTCTTGAAATCAAAGGACAAGAGTTTCAAGCCCAGCGCTTGCAAGAGAAGCGAACGGAAAATATGGGCGTCGAAAGCATCATCAAAGGACGTCGGCTTCGGGTGACGTACGTTGAGAATGGACAGGTGAAGGTTGCAGAGATTCCCGAGGGACAGACGTTCAAATTGGGAGCGCCCAAGGGAGGTGCTGCGGCGTTCCCTGACCTCAAGGTCGATCCGGGGGCATTGAATGTGACGGTGGGAGGAACGGTTCTGGAACTCGTGAAGTGGTTGGGAATTGCACTGGCCACCTTTGTGTATGCGTTTTCGATTCTCGTTGCCTGGCGTAGTTTGAAGGAGGCGGGGTATGTGATCCTCAAGTATGTCGGAACGGCAGTGGCCGTGCTGATTCCCTATTCCGGATACTTCATTGCCTTTGGAATGTCGGCCCTTGATGAATTCGTCAAGAATCTTCCGCAGGGAAAGTAAAGGATGTTTGAACCTCGCTGGCTTGTTGCGGGAGTCATCGTCGGAATGTTGATTTCGACAGTGATTGTTCCTCCGTCGCGCAAGATCAAGACACTCCCTCAACCCCATGATGCAACGCCGTTTCACACGGACGTGGGGTGTGTTCGCTTCGTCTCGGAGGAGGTCCCTTGTACGGCTGAACCAGAGTCACTGAATTTGCTTGCGACTAGATAATGCAGTTCGTCACGACCGAACGGATCTCGAATGCCCTCAACAAGGCCTCTGGGTTTTTCTCGTTTGTGATTGGGTTGGGGATCTCCGTGCTGTTGTTTCATCGGGCCTACGATGCCTATCGCACACCCGCTCTTCCATTGAAGGAGATGGTCGACAAAGTTGTGCGAGTCGACGGAAAATGCTACAAATATCGCGTGGAAGACGCCAATTGCGAAACCTCTTCGTTTCTATAAAACAATGGACGACGCTACCTCTCTTGACGCCCTTCTTCCTTCCCCACAGGGGCCGCAGTCCCAGCCTCCGATTGTTCCGATGCCGAGTGTTCCGACCCCCGGACACTCTGCAATGGCCCCGAGTTTCAAGCCCAGTCTCCCCGCCCTCCGGTTCATTGCCTCCAACACGACTCTCTACATCGCCATCTTCCTCGCCGGAGCCATTGTGTCGCTGTCGACCCCCCGCAACCTTCTTCTGCAGTATGTCCCCAATGCCTACACGTCGGGAGGCGTCGTGAGCTGGACGGGTGCCGCTGTCCTTGGAGTCGCCACCGTGGTTCTCACAAACTTCCTCAACACCTTCCTCACTGGATTCCTTGGGTAATTTCGTATAGACACAAACCGGAGTAAAACACAATGATTCTAATTCCCGACCATATTCGACAACCCCCTGCCTATTTTCATACGCGCATTCTCGTGGGACCCGGTATTCTGTTGACGCCTCGCTTTGCGACGGGTCGAGGAATCACTCACGTTATCAATTGTGCCTATGAGAATGATTCTCCGGACTGGTTTCGGACTCGGTACCCGGATCGATATGTGTGTTTGAATGCACACGATTCATACCAGCACAACATTCTGGATTGGTTTGCGACATTTGAGGAGACAATGCATCGGTTTTTGCGAGAGGGGGTTGGAACGGTCTATGTTCACTGCCAAGCGGGCATCAATCGAAGCGCAAGCCTTGCACTGGCCTATGTCTGCAAGAATTTCAACATGCCGGTCGATGGAATGGTGGCGATTGTAAAACGCCAACGTCCATGCATGTTCCAAAATACAGTCTACATGAACCAAGTAAGAGAATTCATAAATGGACGTCTTTCGCGTCCGCAAGGTTCGTGAAACACCCAATTCTTCGTCGACAACTGGGACATTGGATTCGGTACACAGAGACGTGGTCCAGTCTCTTCGTGATCTGTCGGATGCGCAGGAACGGCTTCACATCGAACGGAATGCACTGCAAGAGGAGATTTCGGCGTTGTATGGATCCAATGATCTGGAGTCTGTGGTCAAGGCGTCCAAACTCCAGGCTCGCATGCGAGAGATTGATGCAGAACTTGCCCATGGGAATCCAGTGGAGGATTACTACCTCAAAAACATGGACATCCTGATGGACTACTACAACAAACAGGATTCCGCTGCGGCTGTTGCCTCGTCCAATCCTCAGGACGCCAACACCTTTTTGAAATTCTTTGGAGGAGCGTCCAATGCACCTGTGGGTCCCACTCGCAAACAGATGTTTGATGAGTATGTCCAGCGCATGAAGTTGTCGACAGGACCTGAGGCTACCCAACAACTGACTGAACATTGCGTGGCTTGCAACACGGCTCGAGAGGAGATCTCGTCGGAAGGCAT